GGTCTAAATTATCAATTAAATCATATGGTCCACCCTGATATTCTTGTGATATGTAATATTGCTTTAAAAATTCTATAAATTTATCATAATTTCCTGGAACACTAGTAGTATTGGATGGTTCTAATCCAATTAAAGTTGCATATTGCTCATAATTTACAGTACCACTAGTTTTACCAGAAATTTCATCTTCTACAGTAAAAGTATTTTGATCAATTACTTGAGTTACAGAATAAAATCCGTTAGTTCCAGAACCACTAACATATTCTAATTTTAATCTGTTAGTTTCCTGTAATCCATGATTTATTGATGTTACTGTAACAGTTTTCCCAGCTCTGGTGTAGCTTCCTGAACCAGAAATTGATTGCTGTATTTCTTGAGTTGTTACTACATTATCTCTAATAAACTTTGGAAGTTGGCTTTCAATTATTTGATGTACTTTTACTCTATTTTCAAATTGTCTTGGCATATTTTAAAACCTCTGCAAACTTCCGTTTGAATAACTTGATCTAAATGAATCTTTTGAGAAAACCACGCCAGAAATATCGTCACCAGATGCTATTACATCCTTTACCATATTTATTTGACTTTTTGATATATCAAAAACTAAATAAAGGTCTTTTAATCCAATAACATCATTTGATTCTGGATATGCCTGTATTTCAATCACATTATTTGGTCTTTCAGTAGATACAAAATAAATTGTGTTTATAATTATTTCCCCTTTCTCATAATCAACAGTTCCTGCTGAAGGAACTACAACTACTGGAGGTTCTTCACTAGAAATTGATGGTTTAACAACTGAAATAATACCAGTTTTCTTGTCAGAATTTGGTTTATCTATAAAATAACAAGTTTCAGTTTCAGTAACTTGTCCACCAAATTCTTCTAATCTAATAGTAAATCCTGTTGATTTTATGTTATATTCGCCCTCATTTACGTGGAATCTATTTCCATAGCATATTTCATACTGAGAGAACTGATTTACAACTGCCTGTAAGTCTCTTCTGATTCTAACTTTCGTAATATTTGATGTAATTGATCTGTCAGTATTATCAATCGTAGATACTAACTTACTATACTTAAATCTTCCACCAAATTTATTCAATTCTATTGAATTTCCATAAAGATTTAATGAATTTATAACATTTGACTTCAAACCTTCAACACTGGATATTTGATTTTCATTGTAATAGATTGAAGAGTCAATTTCAATGTAAAGAATTTTCAAGTCAATTATTTTGGCATTAATTCCTGCCATACTGTATTGCTTCAATTTTGATAAAATTTGTTGTTTATCAAAATCTGATATGAGTACACCATTTTTAGGTTTAATGCTTATTAAAACGGTGCCAAATGATGGTGGGTCTAGTTCTTCTCCACCAATTACTGATACCGATTCTGTATTTGGATAAATTTGATTCGCTATAATCGCCTCATAATCTCTAGTTGTAACTGCTCTGTATTGTGAAGAATACAATCTTGGAGCAAAATACTTGATAGAGTTTATGGATTCTATATCATCACCATTTCTAGCTGATAAATTTGTAGTAACTGAAATTCTATTAGTTGGTTTTACTAAATTACCAAAAGAATTTCTTACTGTTCCTTGATAGGCAAAATTAGATGCTCCATTTCCAATTTTTCCATTAGTTTGTATGTAAGTAGCAGTTATTACTGCTCCGTTTTCAAGTTTTTTCCCGAAAACACCATCACCAAATAGTAATTCATACCTTTCATCAGGAATTTCCTGAATTAAATACGTTTCTGAATCCTTATCAATATTGATTATGTTCTCAATCAAGGAATATTTCTTACCTATTCCAGTGTCACTCGCACCTCTTACATATACTGATAATGTGGATGTATCTATACCTTCATTATCCAATATAAATCTTTGATCTAATGACCCATCTACAGTAAATTCTTTTAATAATAATGAACCTTGATACAAACTTATATTATTAAAGGATGCTACACCTTCAATGACTGATACTGTGATATTTTCTGGTGTTGAAAAGATATAACTTGTGTTTTCTACGTTACCGACGCATACTAAACCAGCTTGTAGAGTTAATGTGGGTGTATTATCGGTGGTCAAAATATCAAAAGTTACATTTGCCTTTGCAGCAACTTTTGATCTGGGAACATATCCAATTGTTCGTGCTAAGGAAACAACATTATCTCTGACTGTTGCAGAATCTAAAAAAGATTCATTCACAATCATATTAGCATTAAAAGAGTTTATATAGGTATTATACGCTAAGGTATCAATTAATATTGAAAAATTAGATCCCTCAAAATCAAAGTCCGTGAAATTTGTATTTGCGCGAAGATAATCCTTGATTGAGGTCTTTATTTGATCAAAATCTAGATTGTTAAATTTAGTAAAAGGCATTTTACCTTGTTGCCTCTAGAATGAAGGTGAATGGTTGTGCCGGAACATTTTGTCCAACTATTGTATAATTTACAGTAACTTCAAAGGAATTTTCATCCGGAGTTGGTACTGCTGTTACAGTTACGTCCGTAACTCTTGGTTCGTATCTAAAAATAACGTTATCAATTTGAGCTTCAATAAATGAGGCAGTACCAATATCAACAAATTCAAATAATGAAGTCCGAACATTTGATCCAATATCAGAATTAAAAAATCTTTCAGTTGGTACTGTTTCAACTAAATTGCGAACGGATCTGACAATTGCCCTCTCATTTGTAAGCGCAGGAAGATCCTTCGTAACCGGATGAGGTTCAAAAGTTAAACTGATATCCTTAAATGCTCTTGATGTTCTTTGTACTGCCATATAACAAAGAAATTTTCTTATTTATTTATGTCTATTTCCAAGAGGATCCGTAAATTGGTTCTGTTCCGTATTCCCAATCGTCATAATCCTCATCATTACGAATTTTTTGGTGAATTTTTGATTGCTCTGCCAAATTATGCTTATTTTTTTCAATATCATCATGCATAATTTCTTGTATTACTCTTTTTTCACTCACATTTTGTGAGTAATCCGTAATTAAATGTGTTGTACCCCACATTTGGTGCATATATTCTGTATTTCTGTCTGGATTTGGGTTCGTTGCCATCTGCTTTTCCTCATTAATTCGGTTAAACAGAACTTTTTAAGGGGTTTCTATCCCTATTTGACTAGGAATCCTATTCTTTTATCATCTTTAGAGTCAATAAATTTATAATCGTCGTAAGTTTTTGTAGATTCTCCTTCCCAAATAGGTATTGCGATTGAGTTTCCATATTTGAAATCCGGATTTCTGCGAAAATGAACTTCTATTAATTTGTCACCAATAAATTCGCAGTTAATCCACTCATAATCTCCCTTCAGATCTTTTAGAATTGATGGAAATTCAACTTTTTTTTCTATTTTTTCCCACTTGTTCCACTTATAGTATATATCTTCAGAATCACGAGTTCCCAAAACAACAAGTTTTGATTCCCTGTTTTGGAAATCTACACTAAGATGCTCTCCGGTGAAAATTTCTGACCAAAATTCGGCAGGATTCATACCATAATCTTCAAAAAAATTTTCATCTTGAGGAAAAATAAATCTTTTTCTAGCAAAAAGACCCATTCCCATTAGATTTATGGATGGGCGAATAATATAATAGTCGGGTTTGGGAACCGAAGTCCCAAAAGGACCACAGTTATAACCCAAAACCCGACTTAAAAAGAGTTTATTGTATACCCAAAGGTCTTGAGAATGTATTTGATTCCATTCTTCATCTACTGTTGGGTAATATTTCATTATCCTTTTCCTTGACCTCTATACTTTTTACGAGCTGCATTGCGAGAAGTAGCGGCATACTTTGTAGAAGACCCGGCTCCTTGACGAGTTTTTTTAGGAGCGCCGGGTACATAAGAACCGTTCTTACCTTTGGATAGTGCCATAATTAATCTCCTATAATTTCAGTTTCTATATCAGATGGATTTGGAGTACCTGACTCATAAAATTGTTGTGCCAGGTCCTCCATAATATCAAAAAAATCCTCTTCAGTCAAGTCTGAATAGATTTTTCTACCTTTACACAAAATATTGTATTTTGGGTGAGGTTTGTCAGTCATTTTATCAGATGATTCTTGTTTTTTCGTGCCCGACTCTGATACGAGGGTCGCACCAAATTTCAAATCCTGCTTCTTTTGCATCAAGACAGAAACTCACATCTTCTCCACACATATCTTGTACTTCTCCAGATTCAAATACTTGCATCTTGGGGGCAAACCAAGGATACTTCATTTCGGGGTGCTCAAAGACGCCATTCTTGATAAGTAACCATCCAAATCCGGTATAATCAACCGTAAATGGCTTTCTACGCTTTGAGATTGAATCTAGAGTTTCATGATTCATCACACCACCATTGTTCCGGAAATCATTTTCTTCCAGCCAATGAGCAACTGATGTAGTATGACCGTCTTCGGTACAATACCATCCACCGGCAATGTCCTTATCCATAAGAAGCAACTGCCAGAATTTCTCACTGGTGAAAACAATGTCAGAATCAATCCAGAGTTGATAATCATAATTCAGTTTTCCGTCCCATGGAATCTGGTCGGGTCCTCTCAGAACATTTGCACCAAGACACTTGCATCGTGCAAAATTCACCATGGAAGAGTAATCTTGAGAAATTTGAATGCTTGCACCGGACTGCACGAGGTCAAAACATAACTGAACAAAATTTTTCAGATATGTATAAGAAACTCCTCTACCGGGAAGACAAAAAACGATTGATTTTCCTTTGACCATTTCCCGTGCCTTTTCGTAGTCCCATTCGGGCTCTGATGCTACGGGAGTCTTTGCTTTTACTGTAAATCCTTTAGACATAATTGATTAAAGTTACTTTCATATCATACACTACTATGTATGAGATGTCAATGCGAAGAATTCAGAATTATTTCTTTGGATACTGACAATTCTTCGTAATTTATGTCCTTTTTATCAATGTCTGAGCAATTTGCGACACTCAGAAAATTGTGAATCATTTTCCAAGTTTCTTCAAATTCTGTTTCGCTCAATGAATGGTAGAGACATTTGTTTTTTACATATATGTGATATATTTTGTCATTCCTCATCTTTTTTCTCCGTAAGAATAATTTCGTTTCCCTCAAGAGCGATCACAATCTCAGTATCTTCGTACCAAGAAAGCTCAGTCATCATCCATTCTGGAATACGAATATAATACTCCCCGGTAATTGCATCAACCTCTACGATGTTAAAATTTTCCCCCGAATTTTTTTTCATGCCCGAATATAAAAAATCTTTATGTTACTTTTTATATATTGAAAAATTTTTTTTATTATTATGAAATAAAGAGCTCGCTTGGGTAACACTTTGTAGGTTAGGGTAGTTAGGCGTTTTTAAAACGGCGTCAGCACCCGGCGAAGATATAAGGAACCGCCGCAACATACTGCCAACACGAATAACGAATAACTGCCCCCACGAATAACGCAGGGGCAGGGGGGAAGGGTTACCCCAGCGACTGCCACCCACTGATAGGGCAACGCTTAACCTCAGCAGCATGAGATTCAGAAAACTGTGCAGCGATGGTAGAGGCAGGCACCCCCCAGTGAATGAACTGAGAGGGGCGGGACTCATTCTTCAACTGGTCACCACGGGAAATCCATTTAATCTGACGGGTCTGGAGGTCGGAGCAGGGAGCGTAGGGGTAGAGCATCAGAGAGGGGGTGTGAACTGAGAGAATTGTAGCACGGCGGGGGGAGGGTCACTCCATCCCCAGCGCATCCTTGAGTGCCTGGTACGCTTCCAACCAATGGGCGGCGTCTTTATGGTTGCCCTTCGTGCTCTCATCACAGGAGATGCAGAGCAGAGCAGTGCGGATGGTCTGCCACTTGTGCTCGGGCAGGGTCACGGTGGTCAGGGTCTGGAGCCTTTCGTAAGTGGAGGTCATCGGTGGGTTGCTTCTGAACTGA